TTAGCCAACACTTGCCTAGTAGGGGTGGATTTCCCCGAATGCCTTTAAGAATGCGGCTTTGACGAAGATTGGGGAGTCTGCCGCTTGTGGTGTGATCTCGATGTGGAACCAGTCTCCGCTAGGTGCGCCTGTGACTGTCGGCTTGCTGTATTTGCTCCACGATTGACGATCGCATTTCCACGCCCGGCCGAACGGTTGGGGGAAGTAATCGATAATCATTTCTATTCCAAGATCGTTTGCATTGGCGCAAAGCTTCTCGATTGCTTCTAGCGCGTCCTTACGGTTAGCGAGTTTCTTGCTGGCGCTTGGACGATACGAGAGATCAACGGCGCGGCCCGTGGCATGTACTGAGAGTGTTTCTTTGCCGCGCATGTTGCGAACGCCATACGAGCCGTTATCCCAGAGAGCGCCTTGACCTAGCCAGATGACTTCTTTGATGAAGGCGTCCATGCCGGCACGTCGTTTTGGTGATGCGCCGTCCGTGTTGCCCGTGTACGGCCTAGCGCCGACGATCGGTAAAGGTTGGGATTTAGGCTTCGGTTGTTTTGCCGATGCCATAAGCCTTGTTCTTTGGGTTGACGTATCCGACGGCTAGTGGTGCGACTGCTGCAATGGCTGCGGCAAGTAGGTCGGCTGGTTGACTGTTGCCAGACATGTAGAGCGCGACAACGGCTGCTAGTGCCGAATGTAGGTATGTCGAGATCATTGCTTTGTCACTTGGTTTCATTGCTGTCTCCTTGCTTTGCTTTTGACTTTAGTCCGTTTGAGGCTAGGAGTGCTGACAATGAGCCGGTTAAGAACACAAGCAACGTGGACAGAAGGTCAATTAATTGAGCGTCCGTAGGGGCCTGTTCCATCGGCTGGTCTACGAAGAGGATGCCGTAGATGAAGGCCATGATTGTAAACGCAAAGCAGACGGCCATTATGCGGCCGACGAATACGATGAGTCCTGCGTGTTGTTGTTCAGGCGGCATGTTCACACGACGCTTTAGTAAAGCATTGGTACTCGACATTAGTTTTGCTAACGGTGCAGCCACTACAACCCCAAGCCACTACTGCGACAAGAATTGTGCAGCCGAGCAGGTAACGCCACCGCATTACTTCTTCGTGGGTGGTGCCGGCGGATACGGGTTGGCGTCTTTGACGGCTTGGACTGCGGCTTCCCATGCTTCTTTGGTGTTTGTGCCGCGCTGCCACTCAAAGAAAAGGCCGTCTGATTGTGCTTCGTATTGTGTGCGGCGTGTTGTTTCCACGGCTGCTACTGCATTGTTGTAGGCAACGGCTGGCCATTGTGCGTCTAGTTCGGCTTGTGTCGGTTTCGGTGTGCTGTCCAACCATGTCAGGCCGTCGTAAGTGTCGCCGTCAAGCGTCCATTGTGCGCTTCTGTAGTTGGCGCTAAGTATTGCTGCATAGTCAATCATGCGAGGATTTCCATAACTGTAATAGTTGAAACAACTCTTGCATCGCTTACCGCGTTGGCGTCCGCTTTTGACCTATTGACATAAATTGTTGCACCAGAGTCGTTCAATCTAATTTGTATTCCGTAAACGATTGCGCTAGTTGACGCTGGACTATCCAAAAAAGTAAGAGTTTGCGAAAAAACATCTCCAGATAAAGAAATTGGTAATTGAACTGTTGCAGATACTCTGCTTCCAGCGGTGTCGCCAACGGCTAGCGCTGTAGAGTCACGGACTAAACGCGCCACTCCGCGAGTTACCCCAGTATCACCAACACCACTAAGCGAACCAACAACATAGATTTTGCTACTTGATGAACTTGGTGTAATCGTTGCCGTTAGCCCCGTAACCGTTGTGTAAGTTTGACTAGACATTGTGTAAGTGTCGGTTTTGGTAGTGCTAACAACCTGACCAAGTTTGCCACCAAGTGCAAGCCACGAAGCGCCGGAATAGTACATGGTCTGATCGGTTGCCTCGATGTATGCAAACTGGCCCTCGGCAAGTGTCTTTTCGCCTGTGCCACCAAAGGCCGCGTCGCGCGTGGTAGTAGTTGCAAATACTGGAATCCCCGAGTTCGTGACGTTGAGATCGGCTGCGGTCAGGACTTCGCCGGCGACGTATGCCGGGACGAATGTTGTTGCGTTTGCTCCCATACCAGTACCTTACCCGAGCACGTTGTCGGAGTCGGTGATTCCGTAAATTGGGTCGTCTAGCACCAATTCAAAAACAACCGTCGTAGGTGAGGTAAACAGGGTTATTCGATGGCCTGTTGATAGGTCAATCTGATGTTGAATGCCTTCAATGGCTAACTCTTGGGCTAGTGACGTGGTGGTGTTGCCCGTGTTGAAAGACTTTTCTATGGTGATCGTGTTACCGATCTCGATCACGGCCACGGTGTCGCGTTGGGCGTCTGTAAGCGTTGAGAAGGGCGTGGAGACGCTTGTGTATCTAGGCTCGGGTTCGGCTACCAGTAGGTACTGGGCAAGTTCTAGGGCCGCTGCGTCGTTGTGAACTAGCGCGTCGGAGATTGATTGCGTCTGAATGAAATAGGTCGCTTGGGAGGCTAGGTCTTCTGCTACTTCTGGGGCTCCGCCGGCATGGGTTACGGATGCGCGGTTGACAACCTGATTTGCTTCAAAACTTATGCCGACGGCGTCAAATGGAATTGCCGTGCCGTTGTCGTGAAAGTCGGCTACGGATGCGGAAAGGGTCGTTCCGATTCGATCTTGGAAGGTAAACGTGCCGTCACGCGCGACGAAGATTCTGCCTTGGACGGATTCGTTGATCTTGGCCATGTATGCGGCTACGGATGTTCCGTTGGGGACGGTGTAGGCGGCCGCTCCGCCAAGTAGGACGGTAGAAGCTTCTATGTTTCGTTCGCCGGGTAATTGGAATGCGTTGACTTCTGGAAGGTCTAAGACGGCTTCTACCCGTAAGTTTGCGAGTTGTTCTGAGACGTTGTATTCGGCCATGTATGTCTGAGATAGGACATAGAAGCGATCGGCGCATGTGACGTTTACGGTGTCTAGTCCGCCAAGGTTAAAGTCGTACATGTAGTCGACGATGTAGCCGTTAAAAAGTTCTTCGCCTTCGCGTGTGAGGATGACGTTTCGCATTGGGGCTAGTCCGGGTTGATCGTTGGCCGTGTCAAAGAAGGGCGAGTCTTGGTTGAACGGGTTGAAAACGCCGCCTGCGTATCCGTCTAAAAGGTTGAATCTCATTGAGCCGGCGGTGAATTGGTCGCCTGTATCTTGACGGCCGCGCGTGACGCTGATAGTCGTGGATCCCTCAATCACGGAGGCATATTGGGTCGTTCCGTTTAGCACGTATTCGGTGTTATCAAGAACGCCTTTTGTCGTGTCGTCAAGTGTGAAGCCGTCAACGATGAAGCCCGTGTCAATGAGAAGATCGTAGGATCCAGATTGAACGATTGTGGCGGCCATTACGCGACTTGGATTTGTGCTGGGCCGTCTACACGGTTCATTGCTTTGATGGCGTTAACGACTGCACGGCCGATGTCTGCCGATGTTGAGATGCCTCCCGTGATGTTGACGGTGATGTTTTGTCCGCCTTGATTCTTCATGCGATCTAATGGGATGACGGCTTCTGGCCCTTTCTCACCCACAATGGCAAGAGTTGGAGCGGTCACAATGCCGCCCGTGGCCATCATGCGGATACCACCGATGCCACCCGTAGCCGCTTCTTGAGCCTGACCGATACGGCCAAGAGATATCTCATTCAATGTTCCCACGTTGTCGACGAACGGGATCGCGTTGTATGCCTTGATGAGCACGTTGATTGCTTTGATCCACATGTTCGCCATGTTCTCAAACGCGCCAATTATAAAGTTGATGACTCCGTTAATCCCGTCACGAAACCATTCAAACTTCTTGTACGCGGCCACAAGCGCGACAACCATAACGGCGATGCCGGCTGCAATAGCCGAGAACGGGTTGAGCGCCATTGCGAAATTGACTGCCATGATTGAGACGGCAATAGCGCCGATTGTGCCGGCAATGGCTAAGAAGACTCCGGGGTTTGCTTGTGCCCAGTCTGCGAACTTTTGGATTACTGGAAGGACGGCTTCGAATGCTGGGAGTAGTGCGGCGCCGACTGATTCTTTGGTTTCGTCTAGGGAGTTTTTCAGGATCTTCATTTTGCCTGCGGCTGTTTCGGCGGCGGCGGCCGTTGCTCCTCCGAAGGTTCCGCCAAGGACACTCATGACGTCGTCTAGGGATGCTCCGTCTTTGATCATTGCTTTGATCTCTGGGGAGAGTTGTCCGAGGGCTTTGAAGTTGCCTCCGTAGGCTTTGGCGAGAGCATCAGAGACGGTCGCTAGATCCTTACCAGAGCCTTGTGCGATGTCCTGAGCGAGCGCTAAGGCTGAGTTGGCTGTAGTGATGTCCTTGGTGCCTACGAGAAGCGCTTGAAAGGCTGGACGGAGTTCGCTGTCTGCTGTGCCGGACGCCCTCGACATTGCGGCAATGACCTTTTCTTGTGAAGCGACTTGTGCGTCGGTTGCTCCCGTGACGTTCTGCATTACAAGCGCAAGGTTCGCTTGCTCGGCTGCGTCTTCCATGGCGGCTTGAGTTGCTCCTACGAGGGCTACGCCTAAGCCGGCAACGGCGGCGGCCGCTGGGAGTGCTGCCTTCTTGATTGCAAAGTTTGCCTTTTCGCCGAAAGTTTCTAGTTGCTTGAATTGGGCGATCGCTTTTTTGGCGCCCTTGGGATCGTATTCGCTGATGATTGGGAGGATGACGGCCATGGGTTTACCTTGCGCTTAGATCGCGGCTCAATGCTTCTCCGACGCGGTCAACGATTCGCGCCATTTCTACTTCGAGTTCGCTTTTGTTTGCTTCGTACTGTTTCCACACTACTCGCGACGGGTCGCCGTACTTGGCTGTTAGGGCTGCGCCCATAGCGTTACTTTTGGAGAAGTCAAAGAACGATGCGGCTGCGCCCATCCATTTGATCGCGAAGGTCGAGAGGTTGACTTTGCCACCGAAGACTTCTTTGGGTGCTTTGGTGTTGATGTAGGCCTTAACGGAATGGCTGGTTGGCCATGGGAAGACTTCGTATTGGCCACGGAGACGCCATTGGCGTTGCCATCCTGAGAGCGGATAGTTCAACGGGATGGCCGACTGGATGTCGGAGACTAGCCCAGACGTTACGCGCTTGTAGTCCTTGGTGATGTCACGGCGAAGGACTTTGTCGATCTTGTTGAGATCTTTGAGCGCTTGGCCTAAGCCGAACACTTCTATCCGTGCTTCAATGCCGCCGGCTGAGTCTCTCATTTGCGTCCTTTTTTGTTCTGGTCATTTAGGACTCTAATGATTGTTTGAAGGTCACGCGCGTCAAATGAATCCGCGTAGAAGGTCGGAGCCCATCCCGTCGCGACTACCAGTTCGGCTAGTTGCCGGCGGTAGCCGCGTCCGTAGGGTTTGGATCGGTTGCGTCTTCCGCTGCGATCTCGACGTCTGGGTTTTCTTTCAACCATTCGCGCCAAGTTGTTGGAAGTTTTTCGCCCTTGATAACGAGCAACGTGTGCACCCAACACGCTAGATCGGATGCACCAATGCCGCGTCCGTCTGACACTCGACGATTCTCTAAGCGTTCCCATTCGGCAATGACGAAGAGG